GCGAAATACCAATATCAAATAGCATTTGTTGCCGATCAGGAGATTAATATGTTAGCATGTCTTACAGAGATAATGGTTGAGTGTAAATTTAAATGAGAACACAAAACAAAGAAAATTATTACTATATTTTTTGGGTTGTTGCTATGATAGCTTTCATAGTTCCTCAAGTCTTTACTGCTATAGCATATCATAGACTTGCTGATTTACTTACCAAACCCATACAAGTGGAGCATGTGAATGAAGAACGGGAAGCCCTTTAAACTTGATTGTTTTGGTTTTCTAGGAATCATTTTACTTATTAGTGGTATTGGTTCTGGTATTGTTGTTTATTATGCATTAATGGAGATTATGAAATGACTGATAATTATAGAGTTGTAGCATCTACTAAAACTCGTGATCCTTATCCGTTCTATAAGTTTTACAATGAACCTGAAGATTGGTCTTGTAATGGAACTGTAAAGATTTCTTGCAAAGATGGTAGGGTTAATGTTACAATATTTGAAAAGGATTCCATCAAGGTTCATCGTTTAGAAGTTTATTCTGATGATGGGCCTGTTGGTGCAAGACTTACTGAACAATGGGAAAATCCAGCATGAAAACAATGAGTAAAAAACAAAGACACCAAGTTAAATCTAGGTGGTATTATATTTTCTGGGGTACTGCTACAGTAACGGTATTTGCTGGTCAGATGTATGTTGGTAATGGTTTCCGTAGAATGGCTGAGAGTCTTGATAGAGTGTTAGATGCTCCTATAAAGATGCATATTGGTATTCCCCATAGTCCTTGGGATGATCATCCTATGCTTATAAAATGATAATAAATGAGGCAGATGCTACATGGGCTGCTGATGAATTTATTCACTACTTTAAAAACTTTACATCTATTGAAGATTATCTTCGATATGTAAAGAAAGAATTAGTTGCTCAAACAAGTCAACTTACTCCTTTACATGATGAATTCTTCAATGATGATATTCATCCAGAGGAGATGGAGTTTGATATAAAATTTATTGGGAATAGATTTGAACAATCTCTTCCTCAAGAACATTATAATAATTTATTAGCAGCAGTATCTTCTCACAATAATGAAAGTAATATACCTGGTAGAGAATTACGTTGGATGGTATATGAAAAGAGATCCCAGAAGATTGTAGGGTTTATAAGGTTCGGTTCACCGACTATTAATTCAAAACCTAGAAATCTATGGTTGGGTAAACCACCCAATCTTTCAGTTTTCAACCGTCATGCTGCAATGGGATTTGTTATTGTTCCATCTCAACCTTTTGGATATAATTATCTTGGTGGTAAACTTCTTGCATTAATGTGTGTTTCTCATTTTGCAAGAGAAACTTTGAATAGAGTATTTGAAAAGGATATTGCTTTATTTGAAACTACTTCCTTATATGGTTCTACTACATCTGCATCACAGTATGATGGATTGAAACCTTTCTTCAGGTATAAAGGATTAACAGAGAGTAAGTTTCTTCCTTTACTTCATGATGAGGTATTTCATCGTCTTCATAATAGATTCACAGTATTAAATAATAATACTCCACTGACAGATAATAAAGCATCATCTAAAAAGATGAAACGTCAGAATAAGATGATTGCTAGTATTAAAAAGTCATTGAAAGATCAGGATAAACTGGATGAGTTTAACTCTACTATTGACATGGCATTTGGTTTAACTCAAAAGAAAAGATTTTATATTTCTGATTATGGTTATGGTAATGTTAGAGAAGTTATTAATGAAGAGCATGATAAGTTAGTACCAGGTCAGAATTGGGATAAGTTTCATCTTGATAATATTGTTAAGTGGTGGAAGAAGAAAGCAGGTAAAAGATATGATAAGTTAAAGCAGGAAGGTAGATTTAGAACTAAAGTTGAATTATGGACGGATGATGATGACATTCAAATAATTAGATGAATGTTATTGATAATGCTTTATCTGAACATGAATTAACTCGTTTATTAGATACGATGAATGAGTTTGAAATTAGAGGTGGTGCATCTATGTGGTTTGGTGAACCACCAGATGATTTACCAACTTGGTGGTTTGATTGGGATGAGGAACATGTATGTAAAGATATATTTTTACGTTTATTAAATATAGCAAATAATTATTTTGATATATCTTTTGCTGCTGGATATGAGTCTTGGACAAATGTTAGTGTTAGACCAGGATTATCTGAGAGTTATGGATGGCATAGAGATAAAGATGAAAGACTTTATTTAACAGAAGGTATTCTTAAATTTCCTATTTGCACATTAGTTTATTATCCACACATTGCTGGTGATATGACAGGAGGTGTGTTAGAATTAGAGGATGAAACTATCATTCCTTTGAGAAATAGATTAGTTGTTTTTGGGCCAGGTTTATGGCATAATGTTAAGGAGTTTTCTGGAGAGAGAACTTCTTTAGTTATTAATCCTTGGGCAGAGAAAATTTGCCAAACGAAATGTTATGATCCCAATGTATCATGAAAACTTTAGAAGATTATTTTTTTATTTCACTTATTCTTCTCGAAGAGTTTGTTAAAAGAACTCTGATTGGGATATACTATATGTGGCAGAAATTTGATTATTGGAACTTCAATAGGAAACTACCAAAATGACTGAACTTAAAGATTGGTTGAACTCTATCAACTTTACAAAAGAAAATTTAATAGAGGAAGATCCCAATCTTATAAAGGATTACCCTCCATATATTATCAATCGTTGTTTATCAGGTCATCTTGATTGCATTATGTTTGCGAATGAGATGAATAAATATTCGTTCCTTGATAAAGATCTTCAATATTCTTTTTATCTAAATACACTTAGGAAAAAGAAGAGATTCAGTCCCTGGCTCCGAAAGGATAAAGTCACAGACCTCGAAATCATCAAACAATACTATGGTTATAGTAACGAAAAGGCAGCAAATGCTTTGAAGATATTAACCCCCGAACAAATTAAATTTATTAAACAACGACTTGATACTGGAGGAATGAAATGACTGTCACGGCTGAACCTACTGTGGAGTGGGCTCAAGATAAGATGCTTGAGGTGGTTTTAAATGAACCAGATGATTTCTTAAAAGTTCGTGAGACTTTAACAAGAATTGGTGTAGCATCCAGAAAGGAAAAGAAACTTTATCAATCTTGCCATATTCTACATAAGCAAGGTAAGTATTACATAGTGCATTTTAAGGAATTGTTTGCCCTTGATGGGAAACATGCTAACCTTACTATTAATGATGTTCAACGTAGGAATCGTATTGCCCGTTTGCTTTCTGACTGGGGCCTTATTTCTATTGTAAAGGAAAGTTCTGTTGAAGATATAGCACCATTAAATCAAATTAAGGTTCTTTCTTATAAGGATAAGGGAGATTGGATTTTAGAACAGAAATATAATATTGGTAAGAAAACTAAAGCACAGGATGCAGAATAATTGAATGAAATTTAAAGCAACTGTATTCGTGAAGTTGAGGGGTTCTGTATCTGATGCTGCTGGTAATGCGGTGATGAATAATACTAATAGAATTTCTCCTAAACTTAAATCAAATTTATTAAGGATCGGTAAGTGTATTGACTATTGGTTTGAAGCAGAGAATAGAGAAATCGCAGAAGAGGAATTATGCACTCTTAGTGATTTGATGTTAGCAAATACTGTGATAGAAGATTGGAGTTATGAGTTAGTAGAAACAGAAGAAACTGGAATAGGAAATATATCAAATTCTAATGCTGGCACATCAAAACATTCTTTGTTTGATTAATGAAAAAATTTATTTTTGATGTTGATGGAACTTTGACACCTAGTAGAAAAGAAATTGAGCACGAATTTTGGGCTCCTTTTCTTATCTTCTGTCGTCACCATGATGTTTATCTTGTTACTGGTAGTGACAGGCAAAAGACATTGGAACAGTTAGGTTTGGATATATGTTATACAGTTAAACGAGTCTATAACTGTTCTGGTAGTGATGTGTATGAAAGGGATGTAAATGTTTATAGAGATGATTGGGAATTACCTAAAGATGTAGAAATGCATTTGAATGATGAATTGAAGTTTAGTAAGTTCCCTATTCGTAATGGGAATCATATTGAGAGAAGACCTGGTGGAGTTAATTTTAGTATCTTAGGTAGAGATGAAGATCCTTTAAAAGATAGAGTAGAATATATTTGGTGGGATAAGACTAACGGTGAAAGAGAATATATTGCAAATAGACTTAGGTATAGTTTTCCTGATTTGACTGTTGCTCTTGGTGGTCAAACAGGTATTGATATTGGCCCATTAGGTAGTGATAAGAGTCAGATACTAAGAGATTTTAGTGAGGATGATGAGTTACATTTCTTTGGTGATAGAATGAGTGAAGGTGGAAATGATTATTCTTTAGGGGAAGCAGTAAAAAAGATGGGCGGTTATCCGCATCCTGTTAACAATTGGGAAGAGACCCGAACCATATTAGAGGGTATTCACGACTGACATTTTAGATAGTTTTTGCTTAAATAGTAGTGTCGCCGAAAGGGACAACACAACTAAATCTCGCTTTTAAAGGAGGCTATCATGACTAACC